TTACCCATTGTAGTTACGTTTGTTAAATTGGTAAATGTTATTTCTCTTAATGATACACAACCTGTAAATGCACTTGTTAAGTTGGTTACTGCTGTTGATGTAATTGTTCCTATTTTATATAAATTAGCAGAATTAACAAATAAAGAATTAAATGATGTTCCTGCCGCTAGATTAACGTTCCCAACTTGTCTTAAATTAAAACAATTTGAAAACATTGAGGTTACTGTTGTTGCAGCTGATATATCAACATTCCCTATTTTTCTAATTAAAGTAGAGGAAAATATACCTGATACTGATATTGCCCCCCCTATTGTTATATCGCCAATTTCGCAATTTCCTAAATATGTAAATACATTTGCTGCTTGAGCTGGGTTTCCTAATGATACTGGTAATTGAAAAACTCTGCATCGCGGGACATTCTGCATATATGCATTAGCGTTCATTGATGTCCAACTTCCTGTGTATTGTATAAACCTTTGAAGTAACGGATGTCCCTTAAGAAACTGTACTGCTGCAGTGCTCCAAGACATAACAATATCTAAAAAATTATGTGTTCCTATTGATGTTGTTGAACCCATATTAAAACGTGTTACAGCTCCACTATTTTGTGTAATAGTGATCAACACGGTTTTATAGTTTTCACCATATTCATCTTGTAAAATTGGAGATGTTAAAGATGCGTATGTGTATGACTTTGTTTGTGTTGATACGGAAGAAACTGTAGTATTTGAAGATCCATCACCCCAATTTATAGTACAGTTAAACGTTCCAGCAGAAAATCCAATATATGCATTATTTTTTCTGTTTTCATAAACAGCATATACGCCGTAAAATTTTGTATCTGCAGATGTAATTGTGGGAATTTCAACCCATCCGCCGGGACGGTTCCATGCATTTGGGTCTGGGGCTGTTATATACACATTACTCATATTCTTACACTATTTAATACAACTAAACTTGCAGTTAATGGTATAATGGTTAATGAATCAAATTTATTTATTGTTGCACCAAATACATAATTTGAGGATGAAACTGAACCTGAAGGTACATATGATAAAGTTATCGAACCTGATGGATCCGATTCGACTGAGTTTATTTTAAATGCGTATGGGGTTTTATATGTATACGAGGTAATAGTTTCAAAATTTATACTAATTATAAAAGGCGAATATATTATACTATCCGTATAAATTGATCCAGTAACTGTTAGTGATCCGGAAATTAAAGCATCTCCGCTATAAGGAAAACTAGATGCGCCTGCTACATAAGATGCAGTTGCTGCATATGATGCAGACTCAGCTGTTATCAGTAATCCGTTTATTTGTGTTATATTGCTCATATTACATACCAATCATTAGAAGGTCTAAATTTCATTAACCAATAATCTGTATTGGTTTGGTTGTTATAGTATAAATGTCCAACCACTCTTACATATCCGGTAGTTGGTATGGTTGTAGTTAATCCTCCCAACACGCCTGGTCTCATATATACTGGTTTACCATAGAATGAAGTTCCTTCTACAAAAGGAATATCGGTATATCCAGATGCTGTTACAACTGTGATTGTTCCTTCAGTAAACACGGCGCCTTTATTATATGGGTCCGTACAAATTCCAAGCATGCATGATCCGCTAATACTAGTTTGATCCGTTTGATACCAAATTCCGGCTTCACCTAAACTAACTAGGTCGCCTGTAACTACGGTTGGATCAATGTTAATACTAACATTGATAATCTCCCCGGCGGCATTTTGTGATGCGTTGTTGATAGCAATCGTTGAGAACTCTTCTTGATTAACTCCTGAAATTTGTGTTTCTCCGTAACCATACTGTGTTATTTTATAATTGTTATTATAAGCATCCCAATATATAGTGTTAGTTCCGTTAGAATCATTCAACGCCTTAGATTCCCAATCGATTGATATGTTGCCGATAGAATCATAAAGCCATCGAAAGTACCAATTTACAGATGTAATAGCGTTTGGATCTGTAAGTACTTGATTTTCCCAATCGACTACCGATGTGCCGATAGTGTTAGTTAACATTCGATTGTTCCAATCTAGTGATTGTGAAGTAGATGCATCATGCAATAATCTAAGTCGCCAATCAGCCGCTTTTCTTGGAGTTGAATTTGAATCATACAAGAAACGACTACTCCAATCTACAGCTGTAGTGGCACTTGCGTCTGTTAGCAAACGAGTACTCCAGTTTACAGATGTTACATTACTTGCATCTTGTAGATATCTATTACCCCAATCTATAGATCGAGATGTAGCACTATCAATAGCATATAATAATCGCCAATCTAATCTTGCAGTACCGTTAGTTGCATTTAATTTTCTCTCAGCCCAATTGATACTTGAACTGCTATTAGTACCATATAGAGTTCGTACGTTTGTGTCTAGATTATTTGCTCCGTTTCCATCTATTACAGATAGACTTCCAGTTATACCTAATGATCCAGTTACGAGTGCCGACCCGGTATAAGGGAAGGTTGTGTCTGGTGCATATGAAGCACTTACTGCTTGTAAAACATAAGATGCTGTTGTGGCTGTTGCAGCATTTCCAGAAATAGAAGCACTAATAGATGATTTATTTTGCCATTTAGCAGATGTATTATCATATACTAATGCTTGACCATTGGTAGGTCCGGATATCAATACATCTGATAGACCCGACAATGTTTGTGTTATTATCGAGCCACCGCCACCGGATCCACCTACTTGTCTAAATAAACCACCAGGTTGTATTTTATATGAATCTGTATCAGTAAAATCTGCATTATTTCTTACTACTATAGCACCAAGATAAATAGCATTAGCAGAAGTATTGGGGGCTTCGACAAACGTTTCAAAGCTAATATTAGCAATAGCATCTAATTCGGTAGCATAAGTTGCATTACCATAATAAACAACTATTGCTTTAATAACTGAATTTGGAAACCAAAATACTCGTTGTATTGACCATTCTCTATTACTACCACCACCTGGTACTGCTGTTAATACACCATTATTTGAATACTGAGTTGGATCTATTGTTGGAAATCCGGCGCCTGCATTTGTATTATATACCCACGTTGACCCAGATTGATAATATCGAAATATTTTAGATACGGTAGTTCCATTATCAACAGCATAATAAGATTCGTTTGGATCTACTGTGTAATTAGATCCTGGGGCATATGCTGTGCCGGAAGCTACTATAAGACTGCCGGTTGAAGATCCACTCGGTGCTAAAGTATATCCTGATAATTTTAAAGGACCAAATGCTCTATTAAATGTATTTTGTTGTTGTTCAAAGCCATATGCTACAGACGGTTGCGTTTTAACACCATTTATCGTTGATTGATTTTGAAAAAATACTCCGCCTATATTGATTATGCTATCAAATTGACCATTGCTAAAAGGAGTTCCTTGAGCATAAATATTATTTGTTGAATCAATACCAACAAATGCTTGTTGATATGATGCTGTAAGAGGTGCTATACTGGCAGATAAGTTTGGCCATTCTAAAAATTGTATTGTTGGATACGGGTCATCTCCTATAGTTGCATTTAAATTTACTATAATACCGCTACCGCTTGAAATTCGATATATGGTTGATGACGCCGTTGTAATTAAACCACCATGCAATAAACCAGTATATAAATTTCCTTCCAACCAACGTAAACGAGTTACATTGCTATATCCTAAGCCGTTTTGGCTAAAATATAAATCTTGAGTTGACCCTGATACATAAATATAAGAAGCAGATATTGAAGTATCTATGTTTGTTGATACGGGATCAAATCTTATATATCCATCGTGAATAGTATCACCATAAATTCTAACAGACGGATTAGTCGTTCCTTTTGATCCGGATATTATAATACTGCCCGATAATGTTGTATTTCCAAGTAATGTATTATTTCCTATTTGCGTTGTGGATCCGGATATATTCAGTGACCCTGTTAATGTTGTAGAGCCAATTAGTGTATTCGACCCGGTAGTAAATAAACTTCCAGTAACCGTTTGATTGCCAATAAACACGTTAGATCCGGTAGTAGCAAATGATCCAGATATAGCCGTAAATACTGGGTCTGTTTCATTATAATTTTCTGCCCAACTTGCAGTACCAAATAACGATCCCGTTATGCCTCCAACTACATTTAATGAGCCAGTTACTTCAACATTGTTAACAAAAGCAACTTTATCTGAATAAACTAGTAATCCGTTTTCTGCACCAAATCCATTTACTTGTAATCCTATACTTTGAGTTGATTCGTTATGAAATACAAATCTACCATCATTCCATCCATAATACGCCATTACAGCACTTGAAGTTGAGAATGTATCGTTATAGAATCTTTCTAGCCATGGATAATCATCATTTGCATGCACTTCTGCTAGTGTAGGATTAGAACCTACTCCAGGAGTAGTTCCTGTATAAATTAATTTACCATTACTTCCTGCTATTGTAAGCTTATCTGCTACTGTAAGTTTGTTTGCGTAACTACCAGTGTCGTCTACTGCTAGATATTGAGTAAAATTATTATTATATAGTGCTACTCCCGCATTGTTTCCAACACCAGCTTTAATGATTATATCAGCACCAGTAGAGTTGATAACACTACCACTGTTAAGATATATGCTACCTGATATTGTTTGATTTCCTTTGAATACGTTTGAACCAGTCGTAGCAAATGATCCGGTATCGATATTAGTACCAGTTCCTCCTCCATTAATTGCATATGATGCAGTTACTGCGTAACTGGAAGAAATATTATATAAAGAACCTGTTTGTAATTGTCCAGGCCTAAACTGTCTTGCCATTATTGCCATCTCCCATTTATAATTACCACATCGCCAGATTCGATGGCGTATCCTAAAATGGAAGTATCAAAAACAATTGTTTGTGTTGAACTTAAAGATGGCGTCCACGTATATGCAATTTTATCTATGTATTGTCCGTTTATGTACACGTTGAATTCATTTTTAGTTGCAGCCGTTTCTGTTACTGGATTATATGCAGCTGCACCAGTAACGGTTACTGTGGTTGCAGAAGAATAAGTTGCTTGTTTGTCTGATAAATTTGTTAAATACAACATGGTTGCTGCATTTATACTAGCTCCACCAGATGTTTGTATGGTTGCTCCGCTGAATATTTGTTGTGATACTTGAAGCAATGCAATCGGTACTGTTGTAGTGCTAAATATGTCTCCATCTAAATCAATAACAGTATCAAATGAAACTTTCTTAATGGAATACATTTTTTTCAAAGTAGATATACGTGCTTCTTGTTCTGATAATAAAGTTGCTTGTACTGTTAATGGAATCGTAGCTCTTACTAAACGATCTTCTCCTACTGTATTTACGGTTTCAAACGAAACTGAACCTAATGCCGTTTCGAAACGATTACCTTCATTGCCCCATAGAAATCTGCCGTACGGTAAAATTTGGTCAACTAGTTCATTCATTTGAGTAGTAAAATCGCACCACAACATCAAATCATATTCTACAGTAACGTATTTTGGAATATCAACTACATATATAGTTTCTGATTGTTGTGGCAGATTAGTTGGAATTGGAAACAATTCATCTTCATACCGATTTCTTGCATTGTATTTAGATTTTGAAATTAGTCTATTTCCTAACTGCGAATATCCAGATTCGCGATTAACATCCAATGTTTTATAATTATCTCGTTCTGCAGTACTGTTACGTTTTAACATGATTAATGGAGATTGCAACATTCCTTTTTCATCCCGTATGTACCCTAAACGTCGTACGTTGTCCCATTTTTCTCCGTTAGCAAATATTACAGGTACTGCAATTTTTTCTTGATTTGCAAAGATTTGTGGTTGTATTTCGTTGTCAATGTACCATTTAATTGCAAAATCTACGTCATATAAAGTGCGTTTTGCACTACGTATTACATCATCATCCCGACGAGTTTGATATGCACGATTCAACAATAGATCGTCACTCAAACCTTCCGTGCTTTTTGGATTTGGTTTATTGGTTTTACGATCTATGTTTTCTCTGTTGAATTTTGGCATAATTATCCTTTGTATGCAAAGTTATTGTTTCCACCTCTTCTTAAATTTTTAATTCCTAATGGAGTTTGTCTTGTAGCATGTGCGTCGCATAATATAGACACGCTATAACCATGTTGTGCACCATTTGGCCACGTATCTGGATTTTTACCTACGAAATATTGATTTGCATCTACGTTATCTAGTTCGTAATATTCATTATCCCACAATACGATATCACCAACTTCCGGATAAAATCCTGCTTTTTCTAGAATGTCTCGGGAAATTCCAAACTGCGCAGTTCGTGTATATGTATGTCCATAATCATCCATATTTGCAGTTTTAGATTCTTTGGTTATTAAACAAGGAATTAAAATAGAATCATAATAAGATTTAGATTCAGACTCGCCGTAAATATTTGAATTGCTAGATTCTACTACCAATTTAAAAAATTCAATTTCCGTATCAACAATTGCATTTAAAAGTTCCGAATTAATAGAAGCTAGAAATTTAGCATCTCGCATTCCACCAAATAGTGCCATATTCTACTCCTATCCAACATATATTTTTAATGGAACCTTGCCTAGTATTTCACTCATTTGCGTTGCTTCTGCATTCTGACGTGTTAACATGGCTTCTTTTGTTAATTTATCTAAAAATTCTTTAAGTTGCGTTATTAATGCTTCTTTTTCTGATTGTCCTTGTGATACTAATTCAGATCCATTAAGTGTTACTTCGGAATTTGGAATCGGTATTGACGAATACTTACCACGAACATACCCTAACATTTCTTTTACTAAAGCCAATGCATATTTGAATATCCAAGAACGGGCCATATCATTAATGCTACTGTACTGTTGATAGGTATATGGTATATTAGATGCGTCACTTACAACTCCTTTTAAAAGTACTGTATTACCAAATAAAATAGCTTGTTTGCTTTTTTCTTCTTCAAACAAATAATCAATCCAAACCTTGTTGTAATAAATTGCAGATGCCGAAGAACCAGATGGGGTTGATGGTATTGGCCAAAATGATATATTATCTCCATGAAGTTCGAACGTATAATGAGACTTTCTAACCATATCATTAAACTCGATACTTTGTAAACGCATCAAATCTGCGTGTATTGGCATCATCATGAAACTAACCGAAGGAGAAAATCCTCCAAAATCAAATGCATCTAATAATTGTTGAGACCCCAATCCTGTTCCAACAAATGGATCAAAATATCTTACAATTGCGGGAGGAACATTATGTAATACTCTGCGTATTTCTATAGAACTCGTATTAGATAACGCTATTCCATTTTGTGCTAATGATGCAGAAACTGCCTCGCGTATGCTATATGTTTGTACACCCGGAATAACATTTATTACAGCTTTTCTCCAAATTACGTCACCTCCACTATCTGCTTCTGTACCGTATGCTTTTGATAGTTTTGTAATGTATCCTAAAGATTGCCCTACGTTAGCACCAGTTAAAGTACCGCCGGTTAAATAACTAGAACCGGTTTGTACTCCTAATGTATTAATCAAGTTGTTAACAATATTAATTTGATTGACTTGATTTGAATATTCAATAGTTGCAGCTTCTAATGCCGTATAAAAATTTATATCCAACAATTCAACATCCATTATAGGATATCCTAAATGTTGTGCTGCGTATTTAGCAAATTTATCTGCATGAAGTTGAAACAGCGTATCAGTATCAAAGAAACCAAAAGGTGTCGAACCTGTTGTAAATGAAGATGATCCGGGCCAAATTGGTTTTGATACACTGTAATCCACTTTCTTATTCCTTTATATATAAATATCAGTATTTTTCATTTAGTAGATTTAAAATTTCCTCTAACGCTTCATGTCGATGATTATCTGTTAAAATAATTTCATTAACCCATTTTGAAGGTTTTAATTTGGGTACTTCGTGCACTGCCGAATCGTTATTAAATTTTAAATCTATTTGATATCGGTCTCCCGTTAATATCATAAGACTATCTTTTCCTAATCGAGTCAATACCATTTGTAATTGTTGTTTGGTAAGATTTTGAAATTCATCCACAATACATACAGCATTATCAAAAGTACGTCCTCGGAAGTGTGCTAATGATACTAATTCAATGTTTTCTTCTTTTTCTAATTTATCCAATAATTCTGGTTTATTATAAACTTTACGCATATTGCTTCGAAGCGGAACTAACCATGGATCCATTTTCTCTGCCAATGAACCAGGAAGAAATCCGTTGTCTTCATTTGATACGGTAGGACGAGTTATAATAATTTTATTTATTCTACGTTTAAAAAACATATCCAATGCAATTTGAACTGCTAACAATGTTTTACCAGAACCAGCTTTTCCTAGAATAAAATTGAATGGAGTTTGTAATATTAATTCTTTTGCTCGTTTTTGTTCTTCTGATAATGCTATTGTAAATTTAATGTCATTTTTCGGTGGAGTTTTCTCCTTGTTAGTTGTAGCCATAATAACCTTTTGTAACGTGTATTAAATTAATTTTGTAAGTGTTGTTTCTCTTAAAGTCATGTCCTTAAGTGTTTCAATTTTTCCTAAACAAGCTTGACGAATTGCTTTATATGTATCTCGCGGAGCATGAGGTGTCATTACTTTGATAGTAATTAATTCTTTATCCGGTCCCAAGTCTTGTTCGATATGCACCATTAATACTAAACTAATTGCACGTATTCTATCTAAAACATCTACTAAACGACCATCATACCGAATTATAACTTGCATAGAATATTTGTTATGCGGTACTGCCATATATCAATCCTTTTATATAAATATCGAACAGTAAAAAAGGGACAGCCTAAGCCATCCCTTTTCCTCATTCGTTAAATGGTTAATGAATAATTCAATTAACTATTAAAGAGTGTTTAATCCATGAACATATACTTTACCGTAGAATTCAGGTCTAACTACTTTCTTCGCGTAACGTGTCATAACACCTTTACGTGGAGTGAAGTTAACTGGATCGTATACAAGCGGAGTCATAATTAATGGAATATATGGACTAAATACAGCACCTGTTTCTAGGAACTGAGTACCACGGAATCCCATAAGGATTACATTCTCTAACATGTATGGATTTTTGTAAACTGTGTATCTGTTATTGATTGCACCAATTTTTTGAACACCGGCTGCAAATTCCATCTTAGTTCCATCAGTATCAGCAGCAAATCCCGGGATAGACTCAAGGATAGTTGCAACTGCAGGAGATGTTACAAGGAAGTTAGCACCACCTCTCAAAGTTTTTTGGTGAATCTTGTTACTTACTTTTTGAAGTTTAGTACCAAGTGTTTGGAACCATCCTCCTTGAGTATTGTAGAATCCATCACCTAAACCTGTAGCTGAAACAGCACCAGCTGCTACTTGTTCAAATGCGGTACCATTCCAAATTGTGTTATTTCTTGCTGACCAATATTCAGTTGTTGGTGCTGCTGAAATTAACATATCAAGAATTTCTAAATCGATTTCCATTGATACGTACTCAGAAAGCATTGAAGTCAATTCAGCTTCGGCATCAATTGAGTGATAAGCGTTAAGATCTTGCGCAAATTCAGGTGTCCAAACTGCTTTCAACTTACGAGTCTTAGCAACGATTGGCTCTGATTGCATTTCAAGATTGATTTCTGGGATATCAATATCTGTACCTGAATTAATACCGCCACTGTTATAAGCAGTTCCTTTGAACGGATTAGTATCTTCAAAATCACCTCTTGTAATATCTGTAGGTTGTTTGCTATAGTTAACTTTGAATGTACCCGCAATGATTGATGCGTTAATAGTAGCTAACAAAGATCCAGTAAATACAAACGATCCAGTATATGTAGAAGTAATTGTTGAAAATGCTTGAACTGGTTTAACTTCAGTTGCACCTGCGCTAAACGTAAATGAACGTACTGCATATAAATCTGCATTAGTTGGTAAATTTGCAGTTAACATTACAAATTGAGTTGAACCAGAATATGCAGAATCTCCATTAACTTGAGCTGCAGTTGGAGTTGAACCAGTTGTAGCAGCTACTATAGACGATGTCTCATTGATTGAATATCCGAAACGACCTGCAC